GGTCGTCGCCCACACCATCAAGCGGCCATGGCCACAGCGGAGCAGCTTCCCCGCGACCGGCGCCAGAGGCGACACGGTGCGCTGGAGTGCGCGCCTCCACCATGACCACTGGCTCGCCGTCGACAGTGACGACTACTGCGGGTGCCCCGGCGACAAGTACGACACAAACAGGCGTCACAACCCGTTCCCGTGGTGGAAGCCACGCAGCTACAGCTCGTTCTGGCGGGTGGCCGGCGTGGATGTCTACTGGCCGCCGCTCATCACGATCTGGCATAACGAACCCCACGGCCACGACTCCCTAGAGGTGTGCTCGCGCCGCTACCAGGACAAGGCCGGCGAGTGGCACCACACCCGCTCGTGGAAGTGGCACGTTCACCACTGGTCGTTCCAGATCCACCCCTACCAGCATTTCCGCCGCTGGGCGCTCACCCGCTGCGCATGGTGCGGCGGACGTTCCCGCAAGCACGACCACGTGAACCACAGCCTCTCCTGGGACGGTCCTCGCGCCCGCTGGTGGCAGGGTGAGCGAGGCCTCTACCACGGCGAATGCACGAGCGCCGCGAGCGCCGACACCACATGCGCGTGCGACACCCCGAGCCTCACCTCCGCGCTCGGCTATGGCCGCTGCCACCAATGCTGGCGGTTCCGCCCCTACGCCATCACCGATGAACGCCTCGTCGAGGTGCGACGCCTCCAGGCGCTCCCCCGAGGACAGCGGCCATGAGCGAACCGACCCGGAAGTCACGCGCCGAGGTCGCGTACGACGCATGGGCGCTGGAGGTCGCATCGTTCCTCGGCGCACAGCCGCCATTCGACCGCCTGGAGCCCGCCCTCATGGATGCGTGGAACGCGAGCGCCAGGGCCGTCGAGCGCAACCATGCGGAGGTGCTCGTCGAGCAGCTACAGGAGTTCGGGCGCGCCATGACCCCGTTGGGCCGCGCGATGGCGTGCTCGCTCGCGGGGCTCCTCAAGAGGTGGGCGGGCCACCAATGATGAGCGCCTCCGACTACGTGGTGGGTCAGAAGCTCATCCTCGTCAATCACCACGGCGCGGAGTACCCCGTCGAGGTCGTCGGCTTCACCTCGCTACCGGACGATCTTGTCGTCCGCTGGCTGGGCCTGCGACCATCGCTTAACGAGATCAACACGATCTGCCTCAACCACGTCAAGGAGGTACGGGCCGCATGATGATCCTCGCGACGTCCGTCGAGAAGATCGTGATAGCGATCGACGGACCAGCCGACGACCTCACCCCGTTCACGCCCTACGTGGCGCTCGTCGCGGACGACGGCAGCGAACCCGGTGACAGCGACTACCACGCGGCCACCTGGCTAAGCCCGTCCACCATGGCGTATCTCCCCGCCAAGGGGCAGTATCCCGCTGGGCTCTACATGGCGTTCGCGCGTGTCGTCGCCACCCCCGAGGACGTGCGCATGCGGTCGGGCCGCGTCCGCATAGGTGACACGAGGCCATAGTCCGATGGTGTTCGCTCCCCCATCGCCGTGGGAGTTCGCCGCCCGGATGTTCGACCCGAAGCAGCGCCGCTACTCCAACCCCGGCCACCTCGCGCGCCGCCTCGACGGGAAGACCGCGACGAGCCCCGCGCTGGAGAAGATCGACGAGGAACTCCTCCAGCTCCTCGCACCCGACAGCGAACATGACGGGCTCATGGTGTTCCTCCCGCCGCAGGAGGGCAAGAGCCAGCGGTGTTCGCGCCGGTTCCCCGAGTGGCTCCTCGATCACGACTCCACGCTCCGCATCGCGATCGTGAGCTATGAGGAGGCCACGGCGCTCCGCTGGGGACGTGACATCAAACGTGACGTCACGCTCAACCCGTGCCACTACCGCCCCGGCCCGGACGACCCCCCGGAATGCAACCAGGACTGCGGCGGGCTCCACATCGAGATCCGCCGAGACTCAGCCGCGGCGGGTCACTGGGAGACACCCTCGGGCGGCAGCATCTACTGTGTCGGCGTCGGCGGTGCGCTCACCGGCCAGCCGGTCGACGTCCTCATCGTCGACGACCCGGTGAAAGACCGGGCGGCCGCCGAGAGTGAGAAGATCCGCGAGTCAACCTGGGACTGGTGGGAGTCCGTCGCCATCCCCCGCCTGGGCGGCGCGACCAAGGTGATCCTCGTTCAGACCCGCTGGCATGAGGACGACCTAGCGGGGCGCATCCTCGCACGCCCCTCACCGCTGCGCTGGAAGGTGCTCAGCATCCCGGCCCTCGCCGTGGCCAAAGACCCGTTGGGACGCAAGCCCGGTGACGAGCTGCCCTCGGTGCGGAAGAGGATCGCCGGCTACTTCCGCAACCTCCAGGCCACCATGTCGCCCTACGTGTTCTCGGGCATCTACCAGCAGACGCCCACCGCCGCCGAGGGCAACTTTTTCCGGCGCGCCACGTTCCGCTACTGGCGTGAGGCTCCCGCGTGGAACGACGGGCGTGAGCGCATCGACCTTGAGGGCAGGCTCACCACCCTCGCCGATTGCTGGATGTTCCTCACGATGGACTTCGCGGCGTCGACCAAGAGTTCCGCCGACTGGACCGTGGCCTCGTGCTGGTGCATGACCCCCGAGGGTGACCTCGTGCTCCTCGACCGGCGACGCGCGAGGGTGCCCGATCATGAGCATTTCGCCCTAGCGAGGGATCTCCGCGACGACTGGGGCGCGGATGTGGTGTATGTCGAGGCGAACTGGTGGAGCAAGACGTTCGTCGCGGATGCGCAGGCGGCGGGGTGGCCGGTGGCCAAGGTCACGGCCGACGTCGACAAGGTGACTCGCGCGGTGCCGGCGGCGGGGCGCGTCCACGCGGGGCGCGTCTGGTTCCCCGCTGTCACCAGCGGTTGCGAGTGTGGTGAGTGCGTCGAGGGTGTTTGGCTTGACGAATGGTGCGACGAACTGGCAATCTTCCCGCAGGGGACGCACGACGACCAAGTGGACACTTTGTCGTATGCGGCCCGTGTAGCGGTAGCGGAATGGACACCCGCACCTGTGCCCGCCAGGCCGGGGCGATCTCATCACGAGATCGCTGTCAGTGCCGCGCTTCACAGCGCGACCGGCAACGGAACCCATGGTGACCTCGACATCATGAGCGTCCCGTATTAGGCGGAAGGGGACGGCGGGCAGCCATGGCCACATCCTCATCGCTGCCCACCACCGACATCGGAACCCCGGATCTCTACTACGGGTACACGTACGCGCAACAGGCCGACTGGTGGGAAAACACCGCCGACCTGATCTTTCCCCAGAGCATGATCACCTACGGGCGGATGCGTCACGACCCGCAGCTCAAGGCGGTCGTCTCCGCGATCCTGCTGCCCATCCTCCGCGCGACCTGGGTGGTCGACCCCGCTGGCTGCCGTGACGAGGTTGTCCAGCTCGTCGCGGACGACCTCGGCGTGGGTGTCCTCGACGCCGACAACAAGCCCGGCCCGGCGCGAACCAAGGGCGTCACCTGGCACCGGCATCTCCGTGTGGCGCTCTACAACCAGCTCGTCTACGGGTTCATGCCGTTCGAGCGCCGCTACCGTGTCGACTCCTCGTCACCGGGCGGGACGCGCCTCGACGCGCTAGGGCCACGGATGCCCTGGACGATGCAGCAGATCAAGACGAACCGCGACGGGTCGATGAACTGGGTGCGGCAGAACACCCAGGACATCCCGCTCCTCGGGAGCCGCCTCGTCTGGTACCTCAACAACACCGAGGGCACCGGGTGGACCGGGGTGAGCGCGCTCCGCGCCTGCTTCGGCGCGTGGCTCCTCAAGCACGAGACCTGGCGCGTCCACGCCACCTCGATACGCCGGTTCGGGATGGGCATCCCGTCTGTCACCGCGCCCGCTGGCGCGACTAAGGCGCAGGTCGACCAGGCGCAGCAGCTAGCGAGCGCCATGCGGGCCGGCGATCAGGCCGGCGTGGGTCTCCCCAACGGGTTCACCCCGTCGCTCGTGGGTCTCACCGGCAGCGTGCCGGATGCGCTCGGGTTCATGGAGTACCTCGACCGGGTGATGGCCAAGCAGGCGCTCGCCTCCCTGATCGAGCTGGGGCAGACGCAAACCGGGTCGCGTGCCCTTGGTGAGACGTTCATGGACCTGTTCCTCCTCGCGCTCCAGGCGATCGCGGATGAGGCAGCGGAGAACGCGACGAGCGGCCAGCCGGGATGCCCCGGCATCATCACCGACCTCGTGTTCCAGAACTGGGGCGAGAACGAGCCCGCCCCACGCATCATCTGCACCGACGTTGGCACCGACTACGAACTGAGCGCGAGCGCGATCTCCCAGCTCACCGCCACCGGGGCGCTCCAGCCCGACGAGTCGCTCGACGCGTGGATCAGGAAGCAGTGGCATCTCCCCGAGCGCACCACCCCGTGGACTCCCCCGCCGTCCAAGGGAACTGGCGGCAGCGGCCCGAACACGAGCCAGCCCACCCAAGAGCCCGGCACCCCGCCTGTGCCCGCACCGGCCGAACCAGCCCCGGTGGCGGCCTCGACGACGAGCCCGCTCCTGCGACGCAACCTCACCAAGATCGAGGCGGCCAGCGGGTTCGACCCGGTGAGTCACCAGCAGGATTGGCAGCGCGCCCTCGACAACCTCATGAGCGCCTACAGCGCGATCGTCCACACGCAGCGGACAAGCCTCGTCGACCAGGTGACCGCCGCCATGGACGCGGGGAAGATCGGACGCCTCACCCAGATCGCCGCCGACAGCAGCCACGGCGCATCGCTCCTCATCGACGCGATGGTCTCCGCGTGGCATGCCGCCGCGAGGGCCATGATCGGGGAGGCCGCAAGCCAGGGCGTCACCATCGAGCCCAACAAAGTCAAGCTGCCGTCACTCGGCACGATCGCGGAGGGACGCGCGAGCCTCGCCGCCGCATGGCTCGCGTCGCAGGCCTCGTCGAGGAGCCTGCGCCTCATCCAGCCTGAGGTACCCGTCGAGGCGCAGGCGGCGAGCGTCAGCAACGACGTCGCGAACTTCCTCGCGGGCCTCTCGTCGAGCCAGCTCCGCGACCACATGGGCGCCGCTCTCACCGCCGCGCAGAACGCGGGACGCGTCGCGGTGCTCCAGGCCGCGCCCGAAAGCGCCGGCACCGCGCGCTACGTGGCGTCGGAGATCCTCGACCGCAACACGTGCGAGCCATGCCAGCACGAGGACGGGCACGAGTTCGCCTCGTTCGCCGCCGCAGCGGAGGCCTACCCAACGGGCGGTTACAAGCTGTGCGCCGGGGATCTCCGCTGTCGCGGCACGGTCGTGGCGTTGTGGGGTGACGAGGGCAATGGCTGACGCGCACAAGGGCAACGAGGCCACCCTCATCGACTACTGGACGCATGGTGAGGGCGGCCAGGCGATCGGGTGGGGTTCACCGGGTGACTTTGACCGCTGTGTCGCGGAGGTCACCGACAAGGCACACGGCAAGGTGCCCGACGTCAAGGGGTACTGCGCCAACCTCCATCACCGGGCGCTCGGCAAGTGGCCGGGGCAGGAGGACGGCGGGCGACACGCGCATGGAGCGGCCTCGCACTTTGACCCGGCCGAGCCACGTGACCGTCACGGCCGGTGGCTCCACGTAGGCGACCGGGTGACGGACGGGAAGCGCCACGGCCACATCACGGAGATCCGGCATGGCAAGAACACCACTGGAGGTTTCGGCTCCGCGTCGATCCTGTGGGATGGCGGCAAGCGCCCCGGTGCCACGCGGACAACCAACCTAGAGCACGTGAGCGACGACAGCCCCGAGGAGGACGGCGGTCGCAAGAGCCACGCATCAACGGAGGTCAGCATGGTCGGGCACGTCGACCCGAAGGGCGCATGGTCCGATGCGCTGCACCCTCGCGCGCCCGCTGGCGGACCCACAGGCGGCCAGTTCGCGCCCGGTGGAGGTGGCACCGCCCCCGCCAAGGAGACGGCGCAGAGCAAGCTCCAGCAGCAGCGCCAGAAGCAGCAGAAAGACCAGAAGACGGCGCAGCAGACCGCCCATGAGGCGCACCTCGCGCACCTCGCCCACCTGGCGCACACCCCCACGATCGAGAACGGGGCGCGGGGGTCCGCTGTCAAGCGCGCTCAGGGGATGGTCGCGCAAGCACTCGGCTACAAGCCCGGTCAGCTCAAGACCGATGGGAAGTTCGGCCCGAAGACCGAGGCCGCCGTCAAGGCGTTCCAGCGCAAAGCGGGCCTCAAGGCCACGGGCATCCTCGACCGCAAGACATGGGACGCACTGGAGGCGCACCTCGCCGCCCACAAGCCTCCGGGGCCAATGAAGACCGCAAAGCCTCGTACCGGGACGCCGGGCACGAGGAAGGGACCGACGCCTGCCCCGGGCGGACGTCCCCAGACCGGCCCGTCGACACGCGCCGCGAGCGTTCCCCCGCTCGTCACGATCCCCGGTGTCGACCTCCTCGCCGTAGGGACGTGGGAGCTGTCGACGGGCCGGCAGACGTTCACCCGTGAAGACGTGGCCAACGCGATCGACGCAGCCGCGTGCCCCGCTGTCGGGTTGCCCATCATCAAGCTCGGGCACCTCGACCAGCGGTTCACCCCCGACGACCCCACCCAGGACGCGGAACCGGCGATCGGCCGCGTCATGAACATGCGCCCGAACGAGACGGGGACCAAGCTGCTCGGTGACCTCGCGGGGATGCCGGGATGGCTAGGCGCGATCGCCGCGAGCGCGTTCCCGAACCGGAGCGTCGAGGGCGCGTACAACTTCCCATGCCAGATCGGGCACGTGCATCCGTTCGTGCTGTCCGGCCTGGCGCTCCTTGGCGTCACCCCGCCCGGTGTCGGGGTGCTGAACGGCCTACCGGACATCGCGTCCCTCTACGGGGTGACCGCCGCAGCGGCCGACACCTACGTCGCGTGGCGCACCCAGCCACAGGAACAGGAGGGGCCACTCGTGCCCGTTACCGAAGAGGATGTGAGGCGCGCTTACTACGCGGCCGATGGCATCCCGCACTCATGGTGGATCACGGAACTCCAGATGGACCCGACCCAGCTTGTCGTGTCCGACCAGGACGGCGCGCTTTTCCTCGTGCCGTTCACGATCGCGAGCGCCGGGGTGACGTTCGAGCCGCCGCAGGCGCTTGAGTCATTCGCGCAGCTCGCCGCGTCGCGTGGCACCGGCCCGGTCCTGGTGTTCGCGAGCGCCGCCGACTCCCGCGCCGGCGTCGAGGCCGCGGCGGGTGACGGGAGCACCTCGTCGACCGGGGACGCGAATCCTGGCGACACCACGAGCGCGGCGGCGGCAACCCCTCCGACGCTCAACGGCGACGACGTTACCGGCGACATGAACAACGCGATGATGGGCCACGCCGTCTGCGGGTCGGCTGGCTCGCCGGTCACCCACACGCACGCCCACAGCGCCTACGGGACGCAGGGCGGCGACGAAACACACGCGCACGAGCACACCCACAAGGGCGACAACGTGCACGACCACCACACGGGCGCAGCACTAGCGGCGTCAGGCACAAACCAGAGAGGAGCCTCCGAGGTGGACTTCACCGACGAGCACACCGCGAGCCTGCGCACGGCGCTAGGCCTGGGCGAGGGCGACGACCTCACCCCCGACATGATCATCTCCGCGACAGCGGCGCTCAAGGCGAGGGCCGACAAGGTGGCCGCGTCGGGGCGTCTCCCCGAGGGCGTCATCGCGGTCGACCGGGCCAACTGGGACGACCTTAACAAGCGCGTCGCGGCGGGCGAGGCGTTCCGCAAGCGCCAGCTCGACAAGGAGCGCGACGGCGTGATCGACGCGGCGATCAGGGCGGGCAAGTTCTCCGCTGCGCGCCGGGCGATCTACACGCGCATGTGGGACGCGGACCCGGAGAACGCGCGGCAGGTACTCGCGGCGCTCCCGTCCAACAGCGTCCCGACCGACGACCTCGGCGCGATGGGCGAGGAGGGCGGCGACCTGATGGACGACGAGTTCAAGTCGCTGTTCCCGCCGCACTCCGTGCGGAGCTAGTTGAGCCATGGCCACCGATTACACGCCGGTCTACCTGCCCGGAGAGGTCATCTCGCTCACCGCGAGCGGCACGATCTCTCCGGGTGACCCCGTGGAGGTGTCGGGCAACGCCACCGTAGCCAAGGTGGCTGGCTCGAACTCCCCGAAGTGCGTCGGCATCGCGGGTAATGCCGCGCTCGTCAACGGCCGCGTCACGGTGTTCGCTCGCAGCACCGTGCACGAGGGCAAGGCGGACGGCACCGTGACAGCGGGCGACGTCGTGGCGGCCAGCCCCACAGCGAACCGTCAAGTGATCACCCTCGCGCCCATGGCCACGAACGCGGACGTGGGCGCGGCCTTTAGCCAGTCCGCAGTGAACACCGCCATCAACGCGGTCGGGACGGGCGTCAACAACGACCGGGCGGCGCTCGGCATCGCGCTCACCACCGCCACGGACGGCAACATCGTCCGCTGGATGCAGACCTAGAAGGAGGTCAACCCATGTCCAACACCGACTACATGCCGGTCTACAACGACCAGTCATTCCCCATGACGGCCAGCGCGACGATTACCGCCGGGCAGCTCGTCAAGGTGAGCGGCGTCAAGACGGTCGCGCCCACAGCGGCGAACACCGACCGGGCTATCGGCGTGGCCGGCAACGCCGCCGCGAACGGCCAGCAGGTCACCGTGTGGCCGCTGCCCGGCGTGATGCACGAGAGCACCAACAGCAACGCCGGCACGATCACCGCTGGCAACCCGATCACCGCTGGCGCGACGGGTGGTGTCGACACCGGCACCCTCGCCACCGTCGCGGCGGCAGGAACCCTCATCGGTGTCGCGGTCACCACGGCCGCGACCGCCGCCATCGTCCGCTGGATCGGCGTCTAGGAACGCCCCGACAACAAGTCAAGTCACGCCCCGGCTAGCGCCCAAGCCACGGCGAGAGTTACGAGGAGTGACACATGCCAGGCACGTACCCAGCGGCGCCGCCTACCCTAAGCGGCGACCTGGAGACCATCTCCCGGTTCCTCCAGAACCCCACGCAGATCCGGCGTCGCCTCCGCGACTACCGTGACCTGCGTTTCGTCTCCGACCAGATCCTCACGCAGCGGTTCAACACGAGCGGCGGCGCAGCCCTCTATGAGCTGTCCGAGCCGTTCGTCACCGACCGGGCGGTGGAGTCGGTCTCCCCCGGTGCCGAGTACCCGTTCGCGAACCTTCCCACCGGCACGGGCGGCATCGCCGCTGTGCAGAAGTGGGGCCAGAAGGTCCGGGTGACCGACGAGGAAATCCAGCGCAGCGTCTACGCCGGCCAGACGATCGACCGGAACCTCCGCAAGGTCGTCAACTCGATCATCAAGCAGGTCGACACGATCACGATGAGCGCGATCACGAGCGCCGTCTCACAGGTCGTGTCGACGGGCCTCGGCGGTGCGTGGGACGGTTCGGGCACCACCCCGACCATCCTGCGTGACATCCTCCTCGCGAAGGCGGTGATCGTCGGCCTCAACCTGGGCTACAACCCGGACACGATCCTGGTCGACGACCTCCACTACGCGTACATGATGAGCGACACCGTGGTCACGAACGCGCTCCAGCGCGAGACCACCGACAACCCGATCTACACCGGCACGATCGAGAAGATCGCCGGTCTCACGATCGTCGTGTCGCCCAACATCGGCGGTTTCGCGACAGCGGGTCAGCCGTACGTCCTCGACTCGACGCAGCTCGGCGGCATGGCCGACGAGATGGACAACGCGCCGGGGTACGCGATGGATCAGCTCGCGGTTCAGGTCAAGTCGATCCGGCTCGACGACGTGGACGGCTGGGATCTCCAGGGCCGCCGCAAGACGGTGCCGATCATCCAGGAGCCGGGCGCGGCTTGCAAGGTGAGGGCTTCCGGCTGATGGCTCGTCGATCCGCAGCGGCAGCGACGCCTAAGCGTTATCGAGTCGTCGCGCCCTATGTCACCTGCCCCGCGAACACCCGCGATGGGCTCCGCATCGTCGGCCTCTACGCGAATGCCTCCGTTCCCCCGGAGGCCACCGACGAGTGGATCCGCCACCACCTCGATAACAACCTCATCGTGGAGGAGGAAGACGACGCGCCCGCCGTCGTCGAGGAGCCGGCCAAG